CCTCTAGCGCCCATATTGATAACTCGAAATCAGAAAGTTGGGAAAAACTCGCGCGTGATGGCCAGGAGGTGTAGTCCTCAATGTGTCTAAGATTTATACTACCCCCACCCTAACAGCCATTTCGTATAAATATTATACACCTCAAACTGTATTCTTTTTATACACTTGCGGGTACTTCCGCTTGTCCTGCTCTGTCTTCAACCCGTGGCACGGTCGGCACATTGATACTAGGTTCTCATTATCATGCGTACCACCTGCTGCCAGTGGGATGAAGTGGTCAACTAGTTCGGCTAGTACCACGCGGCCCGCTTCCTTACACCACTCGCAGAGCGGGTCACGTGCCCGCTTGATCGCCCGTATCTTCTGCCATCGTCCGTCATACCCACGCGCTGTAGCGTGTGGCCTGGTGTCTATCCGCGACTGCCGTTGGGGGCAGGCGTCGGCGTGGGCTTCTCGGCATCGTGCGCACCATCGGGGCGGGGAGGTTGGCATAAGCAAACGAACGCCCTTACGATCTCCTCGGCATTTTTTGCGACGGCCTCTTGAATCAAGCCACGAATGGGAAGCATCAGAGCGTTCTCGATAGCGTGCATGTCGTTCACGCTGACGCCGTAATACTTCGCCACCATGCGAACACGTGCCTCATGGTCCTTCTGCTTCGCGTAGTCAGTGCCGTCGATCAGGCTTTGCGCGTAACGCTCGACTTCGTCTACCATCAAAACCCAGCCATCAGCGATGAGCGGTGGGTATAGGTATTCGCAAGCACCTTAACCACAGTGGCTTGCGCCGTTATCCGCGTGGCGATCTCGTTTGGTTCCGCTAACAGGAAAACCCGCGTTACCGCTTTATCTTTGCGGCGCTGAATCAAACGAGCCACGCGGCCAGCGGTTTTGAGGATGCGCAAGGTTGCAAGGCTGATTGCCCGCCGCTTACCGCTTGCGTTTTCACAGATCACAGTCGGTCCGGCCAGTTTCAAGGTGTCCAAGCGCATCTCCTCGATTGGAAGCCCGTGAGGGCTGGCGACGTCTACCACCACTTCAAACCCCGTCGGAGGTTAAGCCTGGCCATTCGGCAACAGCCATGCTCAATTACGAACTTTACAAGACGGTTCTTGGAATGTCAAGGGGATTCTTTCAGCGTCTCCCGATCTAGCTCCAGCGCCCGTATCCGACCGCCCTGCATCGTCAGCCGCTGCTCTAGCGCCGATATCACCCGGCACTGCTCTTCGACCAGCGTATTCAGTCGTGCGATTGCCGCTTGGCTGGTTAGGTGCTCGGATAGAACTCGTTTCATAGCGTGCCCCCAGCACAGCGACATTTCCCGCTGAAGTGGTACGGCTGCTTTAGCTGGTTTCCGTTTTCGTCCACCATGCCCTGCACCCTGACCCACTTCGTCATGCGGATTTCCCCGCCCACGCACCGCGCCGGATGGTGGATCTTTTCAAGCCCGCGCGAGTTGGGATCGTAGTCCCAATACGTCAGCCCAGGAACCTCCCGCCCGCACCCGCCTGAATTTGCCCTAGGCGCTTCGTTTACCGGCTGCCCATGCTTCGCCTCGTTCAAGGCGTCCGCGATGTCCTGCGGCCCCGTTGGAAGCGCTTTGCGGCCCAATAGCAAATCCACCGCCGCCCGAGCGTGCGCTGCGTCGTCGGAGTGGCTGGCGAGCACGTCAATGAGCGAGGTGAACGTCTCCGGCGCCATGAAACCGAACCCCTGGAGATTCGACATACGATTGAGTTGGGCGGTGGCCGTGCCGCGGTTACAGGGCATCTTCCACCTCCAGCCCGGCTTTCAGGTCCACCGGCCCAAACCGCCGCGGTGCCCGCGGTGCTGGCGGTGCTTGCGAGTACGTGCCGTCGCGGGTCCACCATTGCGCCTGCTTCGTCCGCAGGTCCGGGTTTGCGTCGTATGCCGCGCGCCATTTGCGGACGCTGGCGGTGAAGCTCAGGCAAAACCCGGCCGGGTTGCCTTCGAAGCTGGCCGACTTCTGAAACTCCGAGCGCATGGCTGAAGCCGTGAGCCCGACATCGCCGCCGGCTGGCAGGTTCTCACATGCAAACTTCGCCGCGGTCTGGAAGAGTTCGTCCGGTTCAGGGCCGTTGTCGTCGATGCGGAGTTGCTGCGGCGGGGGCGGGGCGGGCGTCAGCGCGCCATTCCCCCTTCCCCCTTCCACATTCAACATTCCACATTCCACATTCATACCGGGAACCCCCCCTATCATAGAGGCAAATCCTGGGGAACTTTGGGGAAATCGTCTATCATCGGCCAATGATAGAGGCAAATCCTGGGGAACTTTGGGGAAATCGTCTATCATTGACGTATCATTGGCCGATGATAGGCCCAAATCCTGGGGAATCCTGGGGAATCCTGGGGAACTTTGGGGAATCGGCCTATCATTGACGTATGATAGAGGCAATTCCTGGGGAATCCTGGGATTTTGCTCTATCATTGGCCTATCATTGATTTGGCCTGATGGAGGCGGAAACTCGCTTTCCGGGTCCTTATAATGCGGCCGCTGGTGCTTCAGGAAGTTCACGCACTGGATCACCTTGACCGAACCGACCGGGTAAAGGACGATCAGCCCGGCGTCGTGGAGGTCGTGAACCCACTGCGCGACGTCGTCCACGGTCGCCGGATCAAAGCCGAAGGCGTACTTTTTGAGCCGCGTCGGACGGTACTCCAGGCGGCCTTCTTTGTCCGCAAGCGTCCACATGGCAATCCACAGAAGGCGCTGCGGGTAGCCGACCTTGGCCGGGTCGTCGCTCTCGAAGAATCCCGGTTTGATGTTACGGGCGCGTGCCATAGCCGCACCCCTGTTCTCGCTTCATCTGCTCCCTCTTTCCGGCCGCGTCGGCATAGCGGCCCCGTCTACTTCGCCCGCATCAGCCGTTTCAACACGGCCGCCTGATTCCTACCCGCCCGCCCGTCGCTGGGCGTTGTCGCCATCACGTAGCGCCGCCCGTTCGGCAGCCGCCACACCTGATGATTCTTCTGTCGCACCAGCACGGCGCCAGCGCGCTTGAGTTGTTCGAGGATGGTCATGGGACGGCCCGCCATATCCGGATCGCGGCGCCGCTCGTAATTGAGCCCGGTGGCATCTCATCGGCGTACCGCTTGCATGTGGTCACATACTCCACCACCCGCGCATCGTCCGCCCAGGCCCCTCCCGTGGTCAGCGCGTCTTCAGTCGAGCGGATGAGCTTCGAGAGATCCGGCTTGCGGTCATGCAGCGCCGTGCGCTTGCGCGACTTCGGCCGCGGAAAAATAAACACCATCTGGCATCGCACGGGCCCGTCAATCGGCGGACGGCCCGCCATCGCCTCCCGCGCGGCCCAGGCCACGGAATCGCGCCACGGCTTCACCTTCTTACTGGATTCGATCATGCGCCCGCCGCCTACGTGCCGCTTCGAGCCTTGCGGCCCTGGCACGCCAAGGACGACGAGTTCGACGTCGGGCGGCCTCATCCCTCCACCGCCGCCAAAACCGCCAGCATCACGGCCTCGGACCACTCCCGCGCGTTGCCCTCGGCTGCGTCTTTGGTGATCGGGTGCCGCAGCCGCAGGCAGAACGTATGGCTTGCCGCGGTCCACCAGCCATCAACACACCACCCGTCCATCTGTATCGCCGCCAGTACCTCGCCCGCGTCAGTATGTGGCCAGTCTGGAACTATTCCGCCATCGACGCGGAACAGCCGCCCATTGTGCTCGGTTACCTGCCACTCCATCACCCGCTCAGCGATCAGGCGGGATTCGGCTAGGGTCCACAGGCGGGTCATGTCTGTGCCTCCTGCTCCATCAAAAACTCCTCGGCAAACCAGTCGCCCATGCCAAGCTCAGCCATCGGGTGACCGTCCGCGATGTACCGCGCCGCCGCTTCCCGCTGTTCGCGCTGGGCGGTAGCGATGGCATTGTCAGTCGATTGCATCGAATAGCCCTCCTTGCGCCCCCGCATACGCCTCCGCGCTTTCCAGGTGCTTAATCGCCGTCGAAAAGTAACCAGGTTTCAACTCGATGCCAATGAACTTCCGCCCCTCGTCCAGCGCGACAAATCCCTCTGAGCCAACGCCAGCGAACGGAGATAAAACCACGTCGCCCTCGGCAGACCACAGCTCCACGCAGCGCCGGATCAACCCGAGCTGCAGCGGGCAGATGTGCTTCTCGTCCTTTTCGTCGCGGGCGATGCGGAAGTTCAGCACGTCCGTCTGGTCGATGTCCCACCAAACCGGCTCCGCGTACCGCCGCCAAATCTCCACGCTTGTCCGCCCGTCGCGGCCTTTGCGGGCGTACTTTGACGGGTGTTGGTCAGTTTCGCGCGGATCTTGCGCCGGGTCGCCGATATACCGCTCGAACCCATTCGGCCGCTCAATCGGCTTCGTGCTGAGATTGTCACCGGGCGGCGTCTTGCGGAACGCCAGCACGTAGTCCGCCATGCCCTGCCGTATCTGTGACGAGTCGCGCATGACGGTCTTATGGAGTAGCCCATTGTTGTTCGTCCGCTCCCGCTCTGTGACTGGGCATTTCCAGACCGTCACGCGGCTATGGAACGTCCACCCGGCGCGCTCCATGGCGGCGATGCACTGACCGGGAAAGTCGCGTAGGCCGCTGGCTCCGTCGCTATTCCTATACGTCGGCAGGTCTTTGACGTGCATCACGCACAGCCGCCCCGTCGTCGTCACGCGAAGTAGTTCCGGCGCAAGGAATCCGAAGTGCGCAAAGAACTCCTCATCGCTCGCGCAGTTGCCCATATCGGCCTCGCTGTCCGAGTAGGTGTACAGGCTGGAAAACGGCGGCGAAAACACCGTCAGGTCTACCGACTCGTCGGGTATACCCTTGATGACTTCACAGCAGTCGCCGTTGTAGAGCGCCCAGTTGCGGCCGTGCCGCTCGTCTAAAATGCTGAAATTCTCGACCATTAGATCCACCTCGGAAGATTCATTTGCTTTGTGCCGATGGCCGACGCAAGCTGGCGCCGCCCGGTCCCGTTTTGAATTGCCGCCATCGCGTGAACCATGGCCGCTTTCATTTCTTCGTGCTTTTTCTGCTTTTCGCGGATCGTCTTGAGGACGGGGCCTTCCGTCTCCGCGATGACCATGTAGGCGTCAACCGGCCGCGTTTGCCCGAAGCGCCAGGACCGGCGCACGGCCTGGTAAAACTGTTCGTAAGAATAGGACAGCCCACAAAAAATGTGCTTATTGCAGTGCTGCCAGTTCATGCCAAACCCGGCGATTGACGGCTTCGTGACGATGCGCTCAAACGCGCCGTTAGTAAACCCCAGTAGCTTCTCTTCCTTCGCTTCCGTCCGCTCGTCGCCGCGGACTTCGATGGCCCCATCGATGACGCGCATTAGTTCGTCCGCCTCGTAGTTGGTGTTGCACCAGATACACCACGGCTCTTTCGAGTCGCCGATGATCTCGGCAACGCGCGCCGCCCGCGCCGGCGCCGTCAGCCGCATCTCGCGATGCAGTCCCGTCGCTGATACGTCCGCCACCCGGAACAGTTGGCCGTTGGCGTTGATGGATTGATCGACGGAGACGATCTCCTCATAAATGTTGAGCGCTGGCATCACCCACCCGTCATCAGAAAAGCCGAGGTCTGACGGCTTTTCCAGGCACACCGACCACGACGCCACCCAGCGCCAGTAGTCCGCCTCTGCGTGCCCTTTCAACCGGTAGCCGCCCGCCTTCATGGTGTCGTTCAGGAACCACCGCATCAGCATTTGCCCGCCGCTCATGATGTCGAGGAACTCCGAGTGGTTGCCGAGTTCCATGTGGTCGTTTGGCGACGGCGTAGCCGAGCAACACAGCTTATAGGGCGTGTTGGCGAACGAATCTTGCAGGAGTCTCCGCGTTGCGCCGGTGAAGTTCTTTAGGATGCTTGACTCGTCCAGTACGATGGCGTCGAAGTGGCCCGCGTCGAAATGTTTGAGCATGTCGTAGTTGGCGACGTTCACACCGCGCCTCACGTCCTTTTGACTCCGGCATTGCGTGATCTCAACGCCAAACTTCGCGCCTTCCGCTACGGTCTGCGCAGTCACCGCCAGCGGCGCCAATATCAGCGCATCGCCGCCCGTATGCTGGCAGACCTGCCGCGCCCATTCCGCTTGCATTGCCGTCTTGCCGCTCCCGCACTCTGTGAATAGTGCGAACTTGCCAGCGTTCAGCGCCCGCGTGATGCTCTGCTTTTGGAAGCCGAATAGCTTGCCGTTCAAGTCGAACTCTCCGGAAAGTCCGGATGGTTGCGGCTGAACGTGCTTGCCGTCAAGAAATGTACGGTAGCCGCTCACACCCGCGCCCCATCCAACGTCGCCCAGCCCTGCACGCTGGTAACCCCGTGTTCCCACTCCCCGCCCGGCCCGCGCAGCCCCGGCCACGCTTGCGCCACCGGCCGCGCTACCACCTCCGGCAACCGCTCCTTCGTCAACTTCCGCCGCGCCGCAACGCCGCCCGCCATTGCGCCCTTCGCCCGCTGCCGCGACGAGCACTTATCACAGAACCGCGCGTTCTTGCTCCGATGCGCGATGCTGGCGCCGCACGGGCATTTCCGCTCCGCATTGGCCGCCGCGGCCGCCGTCATCCTGCATGGCTTGCACGCCGCGTGCCGCTTGTCGTTTCCGACGAGCACGCAGTTGCACACCCGGCAAGGTTGCGCAGTTTTCGCCCGCGCGGCGGCTTGTTCGTTGTTCCGCTCGATTTTCCCGCACGGGTGGCAGATACTGCGCCCCGGCTTGTATCGGTCGGATTCCGCCCATACGGGCTCTTTGCATTTCGGGCATGGGTCGCCCGCTGTCCATTTCTTTCTCATTTGCTCCCTTTCGTTTTCAGGCCGTCGGCATTGGCCTGGTGTTAGAATTTCAGCCCCGCGCGTTCAGCAAGGACTCTAAACGCATACGCACCCTGGAGTACCACCACGCCGTTTCCACCGGCGCGTAATCGGTCCACCCTGGAGGCAGCGACATTAACCAATCCACGAAGTTCGGATTCAACCGCCGGCGCGAGGTCGGGGAACTCGGCGAGGATTCGCTGCCATGCTGCGGCGTCTCCCGGTCCTGGTGGGAATAATCCGATGTCCGCGCCTGCTGATCCAACCCCATCTCGTTCTTCCGGTCCCCGCCCCGACATCGGAAGCTGTCCGTAGCTGGCGTCTGCCACCACGCCGCCTGCTCGTTCAGGTCGATGGTCCAGCCCTGCTCCAACTTCCGCTGCGTCCGTGGTGAATCCGGCGTTGACGGGTTGTGGTCGTCCCGGCAATTCGGCGTTGCCCACTGCCGAGTCGCCCCCGTCAGCGAGTCCACCGCGCCCGGATGGTTCCCGCAACTCTCCGAGTCCTCGCTGCGGGGCGTAGGCCATGCCGTTGCTTGCGATGGTAGCCCTTGAAAGCAGTGGTCCCCGCGATCCCCCATGCGCTTCACAAACGTCTCGGATTTCTCCTCGAATTGCTCCGCCCGTGGCGTAAGCCAAGATGAAAGCCCGGTCGCGTCGATGCGGGGCGCCAACATCGGACGCTCGAATAGTTCCCCATTCCGCATTGAACCCGAGCGCGGCAAGTTCTCGCAGTACGGTTCCTCCTGTTGGAAAAGCGAGAACTGGCGGGACGTTTTCAATAAAGACCCATCTGGGCTGAACTTCGCGAATGATTCGGACGTACTCGAAATACAGTCCGCTGGCGTCTCCGTCGAGCCCGGCTTGTCGTCCGGCCACGGACAGGTCGGTACATGGGAAGCCTCCAATGATGCCGTCCACTCGGCCATTAAACGCGCGGCCGCCGAAGGTTCGCACGTCAGACCAGATAGCAGCGTCTGAAATACTCCCGTCTTCAGCACGCGCCGCCAGGATTCCGGCCGCAGGTATTTCCCTCTCCACGCGGACGAGCGTGCAAGTTCCTCCAGTAGCGATATCGACGGCGACGTCAAGCATTCCTGCGCCGGCAAACAAACTGATCGTGGTACTTTCAGCCACACTTTTTACTCCCTTTCCTCCCCCCGTGTCGGCAAACCGGGGATTACTGCTCGTTCTTTATTGCGTCCCGTTCATCGGCCTCGTACTGTGCGCCCTCGACAGCCCAGCGCTTCCGCTGCTCACGCGGCGCCGATGGGTACTCGTCGGCGTAGACGCGCTCCAGTTCGGCGATGCGGGCGAGGGCCGGCGGTTGGCGGGTCATGCCCCCACCTCCACAACCCAGCCCCAGCGCCCGCCGCGCTGCTCGACGGTGATGGCGGAGATCATAAACACGCCCTCGACCACTTC